CCTATTGAGAATTGTTTACACCAGCACGGTGGGTTTCTGTTCTGGGCCGTGCCCCTTCGAATTCATGTCCTTAATATAGAATATTTTCGGGCAAAAAGTAAGAGAAAATTGTAAAACTTTCGTTTACAAAAGTCTTGCCGCCATCCTTGTAAACTCGTCTACGAAGTCGGGGTCAACACACTGCACCAGGCGGTCAATGTACATGAAGTCGATGTCGTTACGTTTCAAGTAGGAAAGGATGGAGAACGAAGTCATGTTCCTTTCGCCCTGTTTCATTTCTGACAGGCTCTTCTCGGCCCATCGGAGCATGCGTTCCTGTTCTTCGCTTCTGTTTACTTGTGGGCCATACTGCTTGTTGAATGCGCTTACTGCATGCCTGAAGTCGATTTCGTTGTGGGCCCTTTCACGCTCTTCATCTACCTTTTTCCAGTCTATCGAGTACGGCTTTCCTTTAACATACTCGGAACGGTAAGGCGACTTTTCTTCCCTGATGATTGGAATGAGCTGTGCATGGCCACGGTCAAAGCATGAAGGGTCGCAGCCCCATTCATTGACCATTACTTTCTTGAAGTAGTAGTCTTGCAAGTCACAATCGAGCGGCTTGTCTAGCGGGACTATGACACGGAAGCGGTCATAGGAGCCCTTGTATCCATGGGAATGGCTTGTATACAATGCGTAAGAAAGACCCTTATGGTCAGCAATCCACTCGTCAATGCTGCATGAGCTGTCATAGTCCAGTTGGAGGAAGTAAAGGCTTCCGATGTTTGCACCAATGTACTGTGCCTTCATCGTGACTGGATTGCGAACTGGATTGGGCACCAGGGTCCCGTAAATGCTAAGCGGGGCCTCTTCCTTGTTTGCACATACGAACGGCTTCCTCAAAAGGCGAAGCCAACTTTCAGCCGATGGCGTCCAGTGCCAAAGGCTCTTATCGTAGAAATGTTTTCTAATAAGTATATCCATGATTACCTCTAAAATAGAACTTCTGCTTCAATTTGGCTACTTTCTTGTTTTGGAACAGGAGAAGCTGCCGACAATAGTTTATCACCTGTCGATTCCTTCGGCCTGACTCCTACTACAATCCTAGGCCCTCTATGAGGACGCACATTCTTGATGAATTTGTACTTCTTGATTAGGTGTTCATTGAAGTGTTCGAATGTTGCCAAATCCTTGTATGTAGTATGGTCGGTCATTGCACGGAACTGCTTGTACAGTTCTGTCGGCTGGCACTGGAATGTTTCTCCGATGTCAAATCCGTTTGTAATGATTTCATCGTAAACATCCTGCTCGATGCTGCTGCTATTAAGCACATGCTCGTATGTAGATTCTGGCACATCGAATAGAGCACGTGTAGGGCAAAGACGTGCATATTCGGCCTTGCACTGGTTGAGGAATACTGGGAATTCGGAAAGCAGGTCAGTTTCGAAAGTGCTCGACCCGAGGAAAACAGGGCGTCCATCCTTGTATCGGCAAAGGTTTCCATTTGCATCAACCTTGCAGAACTGCTTCATGTATTCCTCTTTCATTTCGGTCTTTATGATAATCACTCGGCTTACTTCATGGTCGGCATCTGTGTCGATGCAAAGAGCCGTATTTCCGTTGGCGATTACCTTGCACTGCAGACGTGCAGAAAAGGAATTCTTGCCTTTATATTCGATGTCGGCCATTCCCTGTCCAGTAATCATGTGCATCTTTGTCGGCTTGATGAGGTTAGGATTCTTGTTGTCATCAATGACTACGAGGCGCTTGTTCCAAATCTTTGCCAATGCGAACTGGTTGTTGAGGGAATCCTTCTGCAATGCAGTTACAAGGTTAGAGCCGAGGAACTGGCTGATTACATTGGTGACGACAGACTTTCCAGAAAAGCCGTTCTTGTCATATACATAGAGCATTTGACGGCCATTGTTCTTGGCATCCAGGACACCCCAAATGAACGCCTTGAATATTGCAGCGTCGTCTTCCGAGAAGCGCTTCATGTAGAAGTCCCATGTCGGGCATTCCCCTGGCTTGCAGATGTTTTCTATGTCAAGGTAGTTAAGGGCTGGCTCATCAATGGAATTGCTGAACACCTTCGGCATTGGAATCATATGGCCTTCCTGTGCGGCAATTACACGAAGGTTTCCAGCGATGAACTTGATTGGGTCCAAAGTGGTCGCACCGTCGGCAAAGTAGCAACTGGTCGCAGTCTTGACTTCGTATGCGTTTTCACCCTCTCCAACCTTCCTTGTTATCAATGATACCATGAGTGTGGCATTTGTAAGCATTGCCGTCGGAAGATTAGAAGTACACCATTGAGCCCACCTTGACGTGTTCCTGATGTTGTTCAGTTCTGCCGTTGCACGTTCGAGCTTGCGTTCGTATGCTATGTTGATGAAGTCCAGAAGGTTCTCGGCACCTGTCCCGTAGTCCTCATCAATCTTGATTGTCTTGCAAACTGCAGCAATGGTGAGGTCTATGTCCTTTTCGGAACTTCCGATATACACTGGATACATCCTTCTGCCATTGGTAGTGATGAGCATGAGAAGGCTACCGTCGGCATCGTTTACGGCGAACTTGAAATACTTGAACAGGCCTTCGTCCACCTTGTTCCATTTCATGTTGTGCTTGAAAAGGTCAGACTGGATTGCAACAAAGCTGGTATTGTCAATGAAGACACCCTGGTTTTGTCTTTGGGAGTTGTTTCGTTTCAGTTCGCTTATGAAGTCGGATACTTGCTGTTCGGTGACACCTGGGACCTGGCCCATGGTTGTGCATGCCTGCAAATACTTGGCGTACACTGTCTGCGGATTTACGGCTTGCTTTCTTCCTGTTGCTTCCCTGACTTCGCCATTTGCGAAATTGAAGTTATGGGCGAAGTAATTCTTGAAATTGTCCATGGTCTTATCGGCGCCTCTTACTTTTCGATGATAGGTAAAGTGGTTGCAAGGAATTTGGCTATACCTGGTTCTACATCATTATATGTATTAGCCGTCATTTCCATAACGAAGTTGTCAAAATCCTCTGCAGTTCCGATGCACTGCCTTACATGAATCCTTATTCTTTTTCCTGTGGGCCAGCAATCCTCAACACGAGAAAACCCAACAGGGGTTCCGTTAAGAAACATTATGATACCACCACGACGGCAAGTGTATGATATCCAATCGTACTTATCCGTTCCTATTCTTCTTAGAGATGTATGCATTAAAAGGTCACCGCTGCAAACATATGATGCGTAACCCGACAATTTATTTTTCATAATTCACTCCATTGGGCCATATAAACTGAACGGCCCGTTGTGAAGCCACTACTCAACACAACAGGCCGTCAGGTGAATTATGAAAATCTGTCACCAGGCAACTGGTATCCGAAGTAGTGGTTCGGTTTTATGTCCTAAATATACTATTTGTTTATAGCTTTTGCAATATGCTGGAAGCACTTTTTTGACGTTTCGATTGTAAATCTTTGTTAACATTCATAGACATGGCGCCAATTATTTAATTAGGTATGTTGATAAGTTGTTTATAAGTTGTTGATATCCTGTTGAGCTCCACCCGCTCCACCCCCGCTCCACCCTGTGCGCCACCCTGTTTTGGGTCAAAAAGTGCCCTTTTTAGCTCAAAAACGCCATTTTTTAAAGCGCTCCACCCGCTCCACCCACTTTTTTAGTCCTAAGAAAAAATAAAATCATTATTCTATTATAGAAAAGGCCTAGAAATTTTTATAGGAAAGGCCCCATGGGTTTCCATGGAGCCTAATTTAATCCAGTTTGGCCTCATTACATCCTGCGTCCGCCTCGTGCGACCTGGCGCATGTGCATGATAAGGTCCTTGCCATGGAGTTCTCCTGGGGCGCCTCCTTGACCGCCCTGGCCTGGTCTTCCGATGGCCTGCTTCTTCGGGGTCACCTCAGTCGTTGTCTGGGTTTGGACCTCGGCCTGTGAAACATTTTGTGAAACATTTTGTGAAACATTCCGTGAAACATCGTTGACCTCGTGGGCGATGGCATGGAGTTCGATGAGCATGCTTACTGGGTCATTGTTCGGCTTGAATACCCTGCCGAACGTATTGCGGTCGGAAAGTATCTTGTCGAGCACACGGACGCCCGTGGTGCCATTTTCGAGCAGGAACGTCCTGACTGGCGGAACGCTGTCAAGGAGCTCGCCCAGGCCGTTCTTGGTAGCCGTGGCGATGTTCTTGCGGAAAGTGGTTGCCTGGGCCTCGTCGGTGAACGCTTCCTTGACGGATTCCTGGAAACCGTTGATGGCTTCCTGGCGACGCTCGTTCTCCTCCTGCTCTTCCTTGGCGGCCTGGTCGGCCTTTGCCTTCTCCTCGGCGGCCTTGGCGTCACGTTGCTTCAATACTTCGTCAACACGGTCTGCGGCAAGGTAGTTGATGTACTCGTCGTCCGTGTCGAAGTCCTTGCGCTTCTTGACCTGCTTGGGCGACTTCAATTCCTCGATGGACTTTTTGAGGCTTTCGATTTCGGCGTCCCTGGACTTCAAGGCTTCCTCGAACTTGCTTTCACGCTTGGCCAGCTGCTTGCGGAAAGCAAAGGCGGCCTTTTCCTCCTTGGTAAGGTTGGACAGGTCTTTCTTTTCCTTGGGCGGCTCGTCGGCCTTTGGCGGCTCTTCCGTGGGCGTTTCTACCTTTGGTTCTTCCTTGGGCGTTTCCACTGGGGTTTCAACCTTCGGCGGTTCCTCCTTTGGAGTTTCCTGTGCAGGCGTTTCCACCTTCGGTTCTTCCTTTGGTGGCTCGGCCTTCGGGGTTTCTACTGTTCTTGCTTCGGCTTCTTCACGTTCATGGATTTTATCTAGGAATCCCATAGTGCTTCTCCTATTTTAAAGTATTTCCGAATACGTCGGATGTTAAGTTAATTTCAGAAAGTTCTACCAGTGTTCCCTGGCGTTTAAGGCGGCTCTTGTCACGCAGGTATACCTTGGCCGCATTGATTACGCTGTTGCGGACGTATACGAGGATGGCTGGCGGGTCCATTTCCAGGTTGGCCCTGTCCGATGCCTTGATGGCAGCTATAAGCATTTCCCCGAAAAAGTCCTCGTCTTCCGCAGTGGGCCTGATAAGCTTGCCTTTGCGGACCATTGTCGCTATGCCCCACCGGGCGATGTTGTAGTACATGTTGCCGAGCTGGCTTTCGAGCTCGGGCGTCAATGTGCCTTCACGGCGCATGACAAGTGCGTCACGCAATGCCGAGGCCCATTCGCTCTTGACAGTAAAAGTAATAGGTGTCATAAATAACTCTCTCCGCAATTAAAATACATTTATTGTTTATAACTCAGTCACCCATCATGCGAAGAGCTTTCTTTCTCTTTGCCGCCGATATTTCCTTGAGGTTGGCTTCCATCTTCGGGTCGTCGCCAAGGTAGCGCTCGACGTAGGTCAAGGCCGCAGCATCGCCGATGTCTGGTGACATTTTGAGGACAGCACGAAGGTCGTCCTTTGGAATAAGTAGTAGGCGCCCAGAATTGTCACGCAGCCATGTGGTCGAACACATTTGCCTTTTGAGTTCCGGGGCCAGCTCGAACTCGTCAACATAGAGGCCATGCTTAACCCCTTCGGCCAGTCCGAACCACATGTATGCACGCATGTTGGCGTAGTCCTTCCTGAACTCTTCCGGGGCAGCCTGGGCGAAATGTATTTGCTCGCAACTTATTTCGTATTTCAATGTATTGTACTCGTATGAACTGAAAGCTGCGTCCATGTACAGCTTGTCTATGCGCAGGCGCTTGTTGGATTCCCTGATGAGCCTGACGCACTGTTCGTGGTCGATGCCGTTAAGCTTCCACATTTCCAGCACCTTGTTGCCCTGGCGCTTGAAGAATGCACTGCCGTCACGTTCCACGCCTTCGCCAGCGTCGAATCCGGCGATGACACGGGTGTCGGTAGAGTCGTTCCCAGGCGGGCCAGGCGGGAAGTCCTTGAGCTTGATGATGGCCGAGTTGCCCAGGTCGGTGCTGATGATGCCGAGGATTTCCTGCTTGTACATTTCCTCGGTCTTGATTTCGGAAAGGATTAGCTCCATTTCCTCTTCGGTGATGTGCGTATTGTCCGTGGACTTGGCGCCTATGATTTCCCAGTCGCACTTGGGGTCGCTCATCGTGATGTTCCACAATGAGCCCTGCCTCGGGGTCGTTGCGCCCACTATCCTTGTCGGGCAGCCCGCATTACGGCAGCACGGGCCCCATGTCGCCAATATGCTTGGCGGGGCCAGAAATTGCTCGTCAAGGATAATCAGGGCTACCCGGCTATAACCACGAACCGATTCGATAGCCTGGTAAAATCCGAACCACACATGGGCGTTTCCCAGGGTCATCATCATTGGGCTTTCACGCCATTCGATGATGTCGTAGATGCCCCAGTCCATCGCCAGGTTCTTTATTTCTGCGTAAAGCGTTTCATGGATTTGGTCATGCGTGGTGCCGCCTATGAGGACATTGCGGCCACGGAGCAGGTATAGCAAGGCAAGGACGGCACAGGCATAGGACTTGCCAGCGCCACGCCCGCAAATGAGGCAGCTCTTTCTCGACTTGCTCTTGATAAGCTTTCGCTGGTGCGGGAGCAGGCCAGAAAGGTCTATTTCGATTTCCTTGCTAATCGACATCAAGTCCTTTAACTGTAATGTTCATGTTGCCGCTGACCTTGTTGTCGCTCTTGACCTCGGCCTTGACTTTCTGCACGGCGTCTTCCGAAGATGCGTAGTCGATGCCTACAAGCTTCATGGCTTCGGATACGACCTTCATGCCTTCCATGTCCAGGCCTTTGAGCGTCTGGACGAAAAGCTTGTCGATGCCGTTGTCAATGGCCTCCTGCAGCATCTTCTTGCGCATCTCACGGCGGATACGCTGGACGGTCTTGCCCTTCTCGCTTGCGGCCTTGGCCTTTTCTTTGTCGGCCCATTGGCCCTTTGCCTTCTCGAATTCTTTTGAAAACCTTGGCATTAGTAACCCCCGCTGAATTTCTTTGCAAGGCGGTCAACGCTGTCCCTGACTTCGTTGCATGCCTCGATGGTCTTGCCCAGTAGGGCCTCGATACGCAATAGGACGTCTGTGTTGTCCCTTGGCTTTTCTTCGGCTGGCTTGGCCGATTCTTTCTTGGATTGTGTCTGTTTAGTCATATATAATCTCTCCATATCTAAAATAATATGCTTTTTCTGGCATAAACAAAATTAAAACGGCATATTATTATAACCGAAGGCCCAGTGGCCGACTATCCACTGTGGCCTCCCCTGAAATGGCAGGCATACCATACTTTGCGATAATGTTCCCCGTTGGACGCACAATGGGCGCAGGCACCATGGATTAGTCACCCAGGTAGTAAGCACTGTTTGATGCTCGGGAAGGTCCCGTGCAGAAATTCCAACACATTTTATTTTTTAGGAGCATTATCATGCCAGAAGTTAAGAATGGCTTCGTAAATGCGAAGCACGTAGAAAGAATTGCAGCCGTAGTTGCTGACAACATGCCGTACTTGGCAAAGTCCCGTTCTGCCCTCACCCAGGAGCAGTTGAAGGGCAAGAAATTTGGTACGTCCTACAACCTGTATCTCCCCCCGCTCGCAACTGTCCGCAAGGGCACTTGTGCGGAACCTGAAACCTTGAAGGAAATCGAGGCTACTGTCTATACCCAGAACGAGCACATGGCTTTCGAGCTTGGCCCGTGGGACAAGGACTGGAACATCGGCGACTTCGAAACCGAAGTTGCTGTCCCGAACGGCCAGTCCCTTGCAGCCAACATCCAGAAGGATATCGTTGACGAAACCGTGTTTACCGCAGCCCAGGCTGTCGTTGGCACGCCGAGCTTCAAGACCCTTTCCGATGCTTCCGCTGCTCTTGACGAAATCTCCGTCGTGGGCAACCTCGTGTCGTTCCAAAAGCCGACGGTGATGGGCACCATCGCAGCCTCTGGTCTTTCGAACTTCGTGCCTGCTCAGGAAGTTGCTGAAATCTACGGCAAGAACTATCTTGGCGAATACGCAGGCGCCTCCCAGGTTCGCTTGAAGGAACTCCCGGAAATCACCACGCCGACTTCTGACGGCATGGCAGCCACCATCAGTGCAACACCTGATGACTCGGGCGACTTCTTCGAACAGATTACCGAAATCAGCGGTGCTGGTATCGTCAAGGGTCTGGCCTATACGGTCGAAGCCCTCGACTCCGACGGCGCTTCTCTCGGCAACGTGAAGATTGTGGACCGTGCTGGCCTCGCTACCGACCAGGATTGGGTTGTGATTGCACAGACCAAGTCCAAGGGCGGCAAGGCAAAGATTCCGTTCCTCCGCATCGCCATCCAGAAGGAAGATGCTGACGGCAACCTCTATGTTCCGAAGGGCGAATCCAATCCGAACGCATGGACCGTCGCTGGCGTTTCCAGCTTCCGCCTGAACCCGATTCTCGAAGCTTCTACGAAGTATTCCATCGGTCAGGTCAGGACTGAAAATGCGCTCGTGTGGGACAGCTACAAGTTCAACGACCTTCCTGGTTCCGAGAACGCTGTCAAGACCGTGGGCGGCGTGACCGTTAAGATGGCCCGCTTCGGCAAGGGCGAATGCCTCACCGAAATGGTCCGTATTGACGCACCGTATGCAACTACGATTCCGCTTGCTCGTGAATGCGTGGTTGTGTACTTCAAGAAGGCATAATGTGGCCATAGGGCTACTCTCTCCAAGGCTCCCTGCATAGGCATGGGAGCCTTTTTATGCTTTCTGGTTGGGCATATTTTTTAGCAAGAGGATTTCATTATGATTTCAGTTAACGAATTAACACAAATGGCATGCGAGCTTTGCTCATTGGTGGAAGCAGGCGAATCCGTAAGGAACGACTCGGCAGGCGACATGTCCGTAGTTTGCGTGAACCTGCTAAACAACATGATTGCAGACCTCAATGCGAAGAACTACATAGTAATGCAGAACGCAACGGTTGACGCCCCGTGCAACAGGGTGACCTACTTCATCAAGGGAGGCGACCCGTCAAGGAATGCCATCGACATGGAACCCCCAGAATCAATCAACGACGTCGCCCGTTCGTTCGGTGCAAGGTTCGTCCCGTTGCAGCCTGGTGACCCGCTTACGATTTCAATGAGCAACTGCATGGGCATCCCGCACGACTGGACGTATTACCGTGAACTCGAAGACTACGAAGTGGACGGCATTGTCCGTCAAAGGCTCGTGGGCAAGCTTGAACTAGACGGAAGGGCCGCTGGAAAGATTAGGATATTCTACAACAAGCCGTTGCCGAAGTATTCGCTTGATGGGCCGAACTCGATAATCTATTTGAGCGACCTGTACAACAACATGCTGTTGCAGGGACTTTGCTATCACCTGTGCATGTACTACAAGCTGGCCGATTACCGCCCAGGGTTTGAACTAGAGTTCGAGAAGGCAAAGACGGCAATCAAGAAAAAGAACTATGCGTCAAGGATGATGCAGCGTGGCGGTGCCCACTTTGCGGACTACCGTGACCTCTATGCGAACGGCATGAATCCTGACTTCACATTCTAGGGGGAGCCATGGGATTGAAGATTTACAATGACCTGATAGGCGCCACCAACAAGGGCAAGTTCCCTGCAATCCAGGGCGCCTCGTGGTCTAGCAACATGTTCCTGGAAGAGAACGGCGGTCAGAACTACATGGCTTCCCTTCCAGGCCTGAAGCTCGAAAGGAACACTGGAATCAGGGGGCGTGTCCAGGGCGTCTATGTCAGCTCGGTTGGCCAGACATCCATTGGCGGTGCCCCGGAAATGTTCGCAGTGGTTAACGGAAAGGTTCTTCGCTTTACGCAGGCCGGGGAAATGTATACTATCGGTTACGTTTCCGTGAACAACGCAAGGGTTTCCTTTGCCGAGTCTGGCGGACTCCGTCCGTTCCTTTTGATTGCCGATGGTCAGAACCTGTTCGCATGGAACCTTACCGAATCATACTGGATGCAAATTCAGCTTCCTCCGAGGGCTATGGGCGAGGGCCAGGTAGCTTGTAGTTTCGTGGCGTGTGTCGACGGGTCAATCGTTGTGAACGACGTGGGAACGAACTACTTCTATTTCAGCACAAGGTTCCCATTGAACACCCCGACCCGCACCGTGTTCGACATGAGCGGCGGCCAAGTTCAGTATGAACCAGACGGCATCACCGTGAAGACGGTGGACTTGCCTAGCGAAAGCATAGTGTTCCTAGATTCATACCAGGTTCCGCAATACCATTCCAGTTATTCCGCAGCCGACAACATCGACGCACTGGCCGCAGTGGGCGACATGCTTTACGTATTTGGAACTGGCACTGTCGAACTTTGGCAACGTGGTTCTGGCGAATACGAACAATGGTTGAGGACAAGCTATACGGCAAACCTTTCTAACGGCGTGGAGGCGCCTTTCAGCGTTGCGGTAAACAAGACCGAGATATTCTATGTCGGTGCCGGGACCAGTTTCGCAAAGGGCGTCATGATGGCATCGGGTGCAGACTACAAGAAAATCAGCCCAGACTGGCTCGACAAGAAGCTGCTGGAAACTGGCTCGCAGAATGCATACGGCTTCTGCTATTCTGTAGGTGAGCATCAGTTCTACGTCCTTCAACTTTCAGGCATTCACGAAACCTGGTGCTATGACGTTTTTAGCGGTCAGTGGCATCAACGGCAGTCAAGGGACCGTATCAACGGAGCCGAGATGCAATGGCGTGTCCAGGGAATCGCATGGTGGAAGGAAAAGTTCTACGCATTCTGTGGCGATGGCGGAGTCTACATCCATGGCGACGACTACTGGAAGGAAGACAATGTCGAGGGCCAGGGCTGGCCTATGATTAGGCATCGCCAGGGCTCAGTAATCGTTGACGATTTCAAGCCTTTCATTCTTCAAGAAGTTTCAGTGGAGATGAACGTTGGAACATGTGACACATATGAAATCAAGCCTATGCTGACGCTGGAATGCAGCAAGGACGGTGGAGAAACGTTCGGCAACAAGCACAGCGTTTCATGCGGACTGGCTGGCGAGTACAGCCACCGTGTTCGATTCCATCTTGGAGGAAGGACGAGGCTTTGTGTTTTGAGGCTGACCTATTCATACCCGACTGACCTCGTGTTAAGCACTGCAAGTATAAGGGCAGTAGGCACTGCATGCATGATTTAGGGGGAATGGAATGATTTATTCAGCCAACATCAACAGGGGTTCTAACCTTGATGCAATAGCTGGCCTGATGGCCGGAACATGGGACGAATACGATTCCCGTGAATGGCACATTGTGAAGACCCCGATGTTCCTTTGCATCACTGGCACGTTCGGTGCTGGCGGGACATACCCGTTGCCATTCAGGTTCGGCATGACAGTCATGGCCGACATAGCATACGGCGACGGGACCAGTGCCCAGAAGATTGTAAAGTTGACGGACAAGGTCATACAGGTGCAGGGCCCTTGCCTTGTAAGGATTATTGCGTTCGGCAAGGCGTCGGATGCACAAAGATTATTTTAGCTGTGAGGTTTCACATGAAACAGGAAAAGGAAAACAAGGACAAGTACAAGGAGCTCATCAAGCGCATGAGGACTTTCAATGAGCTTCTTGGCGACTACCTTGACGCAATCGACATGGACAATGCCGACGAGAAGGAGGAGGATAAGTAGTATGGGAACTTATCGTGACGCAATGAATGAATGGGATGAGCTGGACACCTTCGACAAGATTGGTGCGGCTACTGGTCTTAACCCTATCGCAGGAGGAAACTTCTTCGGTGACCTTCTCGGCCTTGGCAACTCCAAGCAGGTCGATGCCGCATTGGCGAGCTATGACAAGCTGATGGACGAGGCTGATAGTGTTTACACCCAGAACATGAAAGACCTTGGGACTTATGGCACCCTTATCCAAGACACTTATGGAGAAAATGCTGGCAAGTACAACGATGCACTGCAGACATTCCTTGACAGTGCGGTCTATCAGGGTAAGGACTTCAACTACACTGGCGACATCAACGACTTCTATTCCAAGTTTGCAAACCAGCGTGCCCAGCAGGCAATGGACGCCATCCGTGGAACCTATGGCGACATTATGTCGTCCGAGTTCGCAAATGCCATGGGAGCCAAGCAGCAGGCATTGGCCAGCGAGGAATGGGAAAAGGCCTATGATAAATTGCTCCGTGACAGGCAAATGAAGTTGAGCGAATGGCAGGCCAACCAGACCAACCAGTGGAACAACTACAACGCACAGCAGGACCGCTACAAGGCAGCCGTGGAAGCATACGGCAACGACAGGAATGCACTCATTTCTGGCAAGGGCGATGTCATCGGCAACACCATCAACGCAAGGAACGCAAACCTTTCTACCGTGTCCGACATTACGCAGGCAAGGGCGAACGCAGAACTGCAAAGGCAGAGCGGAAACGCCGCATTGCTTGGTCTTGCTGGCCAGGTCATCGGTGCAATTCTGTAAGGGGGAATTATGGCTTTGAATATCGATTGGCGCACCCCGAACGTGCGTGACATGAACGTTAACTCGGTGATGGAAAGCAACCGTCAAATGATGGGCCAGGCCGCACAGGGCATAGGAACGTTCATAAAGAATTACAGGAAGTACAAGGCTGACCAGGAGATGAAGGGCATTGTCAATGACTTCAATGCTGCCAAGGGCGAACGTGAAAGCCGCATGCAGCAAATCCTGCAGCAAATCAAGCAGCTGGAAGCCGACAACCAAAGGCTCCGTGCAGAATATGACCAGCCGCAGGGCGACGAGATGGCTTGGAACTTTCGGCGCTAGAAGAGGAGGTAATCTATGGCAAAGAAGCCTAGCGCAGAAGACTACATAAAAGCCCTTGTCGCCCTGTTCGGCGCTGGCGCCGCTGGTGTCGGAGGTGGGCTTGGTGGATACGGTGGAGGCTCCGCAAGGGGTGCCTCTGGAGGTGCCGCTGCCATCCTTTCTGGTGGCGGTGAAAACCTTAGCCACAACTTCAACTACGACCTCAACTATATTCCTGGCCCAGCCCAGAATAACGGGATGTTGCAACAGGCAATGGCTACGATGTATGGTTATCGCCAGACACCAGAAGAGCATGCCGCAGCATTGAAGCGTGGAAATGAAAGCGAGCTTACGCAATGGTGGGATGATGACAGGCCTAGGGCAAACTTCACCCCGTCTTCTTCCGCAGTTTCTGGCATAAGGATTACCCCGAAGGGAATTATCCAAATCCGTTTTGGCCGTGGGAACAAATGGTATTCATACCGTGGCGGACCTACGCCTAATGCGGCAGCAGAAGAGGCCATGAAGCTCATAGGGAAGAACGGGCAAAGTATTGGCCGCAATTTGTTGCGTAAGAGCAGCAAGTACGGACAATGGGCCCGTGACCACTATCTACCAGGGTATTAGTATGGCCGTGTTGAAGTATGACGAAAAGTGCGACGTATGCTCGCTGATGGCCGACTGGCTAACGGAGCACGGAGTGAAGTGCGTCCCCATGGAGGGCGCCTCTTCCGTTCCCGTTTATGCCACGGATGACGGAAAGGTGCATTATGGCGACAGGGCAGTTGAAATGGTCGTCAGGGACTATCCGGGGGTCATCCCGTGCGTCCCGGCGTTCGCCAAGGAGCCCGTGGCCAAGTTCGTATATCAGCTGGCCAGGGTTGTAAGGGCGGCCTGTCCCGGTTGCAGGAAAAGGTAAGAACAGGCGTATTTTTAAATAACAAGAGGATTTCAAGATGAACTATGTAGACGCATTCAGGAACAACCTGGCAACTGGTGTATTCGACCCGAAAAAGGCTAGCCGTGACGACATTAGGACTGCACAGCTTCTGGTTGGCACAAACACGGACGGAGTATGGGGACCGAAGTCACAGGCCGCCCTTGAAACGTTCCAGCAGAACTATCAGGTTCCGCAGGCAGCCAATCCGTACGAAGGGCAAATGCAGTTCCGCTGGCAGGGCATGACTGGCGGCGATGCGGCCCAGGCTTACACGGCGCACGACACGAGGCGCCTTGCCGAGATTGAGCAGCAAATTGCTCGCAACGAACAGAAGATTCAGGAACTCAAAGAAGAGTATGCCAGACTGCAACAGGAAAACAAAGATTCTGTCGGAGAAATGGAACGCAAGATTGCGGCCAACCGTGCAGGTATCGGCGATTCCAGCCAGTACAACGCATGGCGTGCCCGTGAAGAGTCCAGGGCAGCTTCGGAGAACGCACGCCAGGAAGACAACAAGGGAAAGCTTTCCGTCTTGAAGAGCAAGGTTAACAACGCAATGCGGGACCTTTCTTACGCCCGTGGCGAAAAGCAGGAAGCCGTTGCCCGTCAAATCTACGACGATGCGTTGGCCGAATACAACAAGGCTGCACAGGCTGCTGGTGAACCGCAAATGGCCCCGAACACTTACGTTAGCGGAAAGACCGTGACTATGTTCGACACAAAGGACTTCATCAGGCAGCACCGTGATTCCAAGGGTCATTGGGATTCCGAGGAAAACAAGAACACGGCTTACGAGATGGCCCATTCGCTCGGTGACGAGGGAGTGCAACTGCTCGACGAAATCTTCGGCCAGAAGACGCAGGCCAAGGCTGCATCCGATTCGAAGAACTACAAAGCAGCTTTAAAGGCAGCCGTTGCCCACCTTATAGGAAAGGCAAGGTCAGGTGAATACCCGATTACTGTACAAGGAAAGCAGAAGATGGCAAAGGTTACAGCTGAGGGTGACAAGAAAAAGATTTACGTTGACGGCCAGTTCGTTGACGAGTGGGAGGTCAAGTAATGGCAAGGACATGGACAAAGTCGGAATGGGACGACGAGAAGTGGCGCATTGCCGAAGAGGCTGTCAAGTCCCGCATGTCGAAGAAGAAGTTCGATGGCAAGAGCCAGACGTTCATCGACGCAGTTGAAAGGGACCTGTTGAAGCAAGCCAAGGACAAGCTTGACGAGGACTTCAAGTACGATGCCTTGAAGGACACCGAGAAGGATGCCATCAGCAAGTGGAAGGCCGAGGACGCCGACAACTATCTTCTCGGCGGTGGCAATGAGGCTTTCAAGAATGCCCATAACCCGCTAGTGAAGAAGAAGATGGACGACTTCGCCAAGCTCGGTCCGCTCGTTCTCGGCATTGCCGACGAGGGTCTTGACTGGTATAGCATGGGTCAGGAAGACCTGTTCGATGCAGGCAAGAAGCTCGGCTACGACACATCTACCAAGAAAGGCAAGATGGATTTCCTCAACGACATTGCCGACGTTCAGAAGGCACATGACCGTGGCAAGATGCTCGAAGAGTTCAACAGGGAAAACACTGGGGCGGAAGCATTTTTAAGAGAAGTTTTCTATCCGTCCATGATGGAAGAGATACGCAGACAAATCGTCACGGGCGAAGGAACGCAAGACCAAATTGATAAGGCAAAGTGGCTTGACCGTGGAACCGCTGTTCTCATGGGTATAGCACCTGATGTCGGTGGACTTGGAGCCCTTACGAAGGGAACAAAGGCAGGAAGGGTAATGGCATCTCCTATGGCAGAAGGTGTTCTCGGTGCGGCAGCACAGGGAGGCCTTGAAGCAGGAAGGCAGGCCATCAAGGAAAAAATTGACCCAGAACTGGAAGCCGACTACAGAGCTGCGTTGCTCGCATCTACTTTGGGAGCTACACGTCCAGGCATGATTGGAAGTGTTTCTGCATTGACACAGCAAATTCCTGGAAATGCTTTTACAAGGTTCTCACGTGGAATAAGTGCTGCTACAAGGAGGGGAAATCCAGTCGAACAGGAACGCAACATGCTCGAAGAGCTTCTCTTCAACAACGTAAACCGTGCGAAGAAGTATGCGGCGAATGTTGAAAAGATTGCCACGACAAAGCGTGCAATAAAGAATGCCGAGAATGAAAGTCAGGCAATCGAGGGCCTATTCGGAAAAGGAGACCTGGTCGGCCTGAGCCCAGCAGAAATCAACAAGGGAAACGTTGAGCAGCTTGTTAACGAAAGGATGAACGCATTGCAGTTGCCTGGTGTCTACAAGTCGTCCGAAGCTACTGCATCCGATGCAGCAAAGATATTGAAGGCATACGACGACCTGTCAAAGACGAAATTCGTAAGGATTCCTGGCGATGTTGCACGTCCAGGCGAGTTCGACTATCTCGTAACAAAGGGAAAGACTGGTGACTACCTCAGACAGGTTGACCCTGAATACTGGGAAAACATCAGGCGCCTGTTCCCGATGAAGGCAGCCGAAGTGGAGGGAATGGGCCCAGCATACAAGGCGGGCCTTAGGACTGGTCAATTCCTAGGCGACATTGGTGGACGCATAGAGCCTATCATAAAGGTGAACCCGTTAGGTCCAATTTCTGGTGGCCGTGCCAACATCATGAACAACGACTACAAGGAAGCCGCATGGTATAAGAAGCTGTCCAAGAAACAGCAGGAAGCTTTCGACGACGCATACGAGAAAGCCAAGAAGGCCAACAAGTAGGCATATTTTTTAGGCGAGGTTTCAAATGACTGAACTAGAAATTATTGACAACTGGAACGACTTCGAGAGCCGTTGCGCACAGGCCAGGGAAACCCAAATATCACGTATCCGTGAAGACCGTGAATTTCTTTCTGGCGAACAATGGAACTCGGACGACAAGAACATGGTCGGCACTGGCTGTGCCATCAGGACAGTTGATGTCACAAGTGTAAGCATTAACGCAATTAGGAATCAATACATCAAGGCGCCATTCCAATGGTTCACTGGCGACAGCGAGCTGGACCAGTTGGCCGATTCGTTCCTTGCCACGAGGGACAACGCTCGGGCGGCAGTGGACGTCCTGGAAAGCGTGGTGGCATATGGCCTGGGCGTTTTCGCTTTGAGTACCGAAGAGGTTGATGGCGAAATCGTCCCGTGCATATATGCGCCCGAGGATATCACAAAAGTTTACCTTGACCCTGACTCCACGGCTGCAGACGGTTCCGATGCCTTCGAAGGGGCAATCGTCGAAGTCAAGAGCAAGAACTGGGTCAGGCACAACTACCCCGATATCGACACCGATAAAGACCCGTTGGTCAACTGTCACGGCAAGGGCGAAGGGCTACCGCTTGTGACGTATTACGTTCGTGAGAACGGCCAATGCACTGTCTACAAACTTCTCGGTGACAGGATGGTCGCTGACCCAGCCGTGATTGAGATTGACAGGATACCGCTCTTTCCAGTATATGGTGAGAAGTGCTTCGTGAACGACAAGGTCGTGTACAAGGGAATTGTCCGCAAGGCTACCCCGGTGCAGAAGATTATCAACATGGCTTACACGGCCCTCGGAGAAAGGCTGGCCTTGTCGCCGAAGCCGATTATCATGACGACTGTCGATGCAGTGGAAGACCTGGAAAGCGGATACCGCAACATCGGAAAGACGAGAAATCCGCTGGTCACTTACAACAGGACTACCGATGACGGCAAGACGGTTCTTGACCCGCCGAAGTATATCCAGACTGCAGTAGAGTTCGGTGACGTTGTCAACATCATTTCAAGCAACCTTGAATTCATGCATTCCATTACGGGCGTTGACAGCAAGGGCATGGTTGACAGCAACATGGAAATCACGGCCACGCAGGCCATGCTGGACAAGCAGACCGAGGCTACCAATATCCGCCATTTCTACGAGAACATGCGCACGACATACAAGGCAGTTGCCGAATCAGTTCTCGGATTGCTCGGTGTACAGGACGTTACGGTTGATGTAATCGAGGGACCCGAGTCCATGATGGAAAGGCAAATCGCCTTGCAGATGCTCAATGGCATGTTGCCGTCCGTGCAGCAGGACCCGATTAAGTTGCAAATCGTTCTTGACGGAATGCTTCTGGCCAACAGCGACAATGCTGTTCTCCGCCAGGTCTACGCAAGCATGCATTCTGCTCCTACGCCGAGCCCGACCGAACAGCAGGCCCTTGTAACTGTCGAGGAAATGAAGAAGGCTATTCAGCAGAAGGACCAGGAAATCCAGCAAATGCAGCAGCAAATCCAGTCCTACGAAAGTGCCGAAAGGAATACGGGCCTGACCATCCAGGGCGAGCTCATGAAGATGAAACTCGGCCACGAACAGAAGATGCAGGAAATGGCGTTCCAGAAGGAACTCGAAGGCGGAACCGATGCGGCCAAGGCTGCAATGGAACTCGAAAAGTCCCAAATGGATATCGAGAAGCAGGCCATAGAACTTGACGCTGCAAAGACGAAGGCACAGGCCGAAAAGGTAAAGGCCGCCACTTCAATGATTGATGCCATAACTCCTAAGGAGGCAACTGATGAAGTTAGCGTTTCAAAGACGATTTCTTGATGACAATGGCTTGCCGTTGAACGCAGGCCGCATCACATTGTATGCCCATGACAGCCAGACGCCGATTACGGTGTATTCGCTGACGGGGGACGACTATTCCCCGGCGGAGAACCCGATGCTTACGACCAACGATGGCCGCATCGACACCGTGTTCTACGATGACGGCATCATCGACGTAAAGGTTGAAAAGAACAACGGCGACGGAACTTTCGAGCTTCTCGATACTTTCGAGGACGGCCTTGACGTCGGCAAGAACGGGACAAGCGACACGCAGGTTTCCACCATCGAGGAACTCCGCAACGTGAACCCAGAAGTGGGAACCGTGACGGTCACTGGCTACTACACGCAGGGCGATTGCCCTGTTAGGATGTACATGTGGGACCCGAACAGCACGAACGCTATTGACGGTGGCTATGTCATTGGCAGCGATGTTTCGGACACTGGTCGCTGGATTCTTATGTGGCACGACGAGATTATCCCGTGTACTGTCTATGGCGTGATGCCTGGTCAGTACGAGGAGAACATCACTTCCTTCCTGAACTTCCCGAACACGGTAAGTACGAAGGCCATTGCGACGGCAAGGATTTGCCGATTCATCCCTGGCTACTACCAGACGGACCAGACTTACTATACGTCCAAGACGCTCTACTTCGACGAGGGCGCCCAGTTCGTCACTGGCGAGTTTGTTTGCAATACGGCAATCGTCCCGAGCAACAATGGATACGTGGCCGATTTCAGGTTCAACGGTGTGCAGAAGGAAGTGCATAGCTCATGGTTCAGGACGGTATTCGCATTCCTTACATGCAATGCCCAGCGCTATGTAATCGACTCCACGAACTACTTTACAAACACGTCCTTGACAAGCCAGGTTACCTTCACCAATGCGGAGCTCGAATTCCACGGAAGGCTCCCTGTTACCTACAGCGGGACCGCAAGAATCAATTTCAGCCGATGCGACTTGCAGGGAAGCGGCTTCTTCAACCAGACGGACGTTGTCTATTTCTCGTACACGGAAATTCATGACAAGTGGTGGCTTAGCCCAGCCGACATCGACTGGGTCAACAAGGTGCATGCAAGGACTGTTTCGCTCGACAGGCTTCTCTTGCAGAACTTCCAGAACACTACTGCATACGTTAACGCCATCAAGGCCGATGGCCAGACCAAGTGCGACCTTGCGGGAAGATACATTGCCAGCCTTTCTGCTAACGGATTCACCGACGTTCTTAACGTTGACTGTAATTCGTTCACTTATAACCAACAGGGTGGCGGAATCGAAATCAAGAACGTCAAGGCGAACAGCGTGTATGTGTCGTGCGCCTCATGGACCATCAAGGACAGCGAGCTCGATTCTGTTTTTGCAAGCGTAAGCAACTACTTCATTTGCTATGACAGCCGCATCAGCTTCCAGTCGGCGCCTACATTCAGTGCCCTGTGGCTTACTGACTGCGATATCAACGGAGGTTCCACATGGACTTCCAAGGGCCAGGTCATTTGCGAAGGCGGATACTTCAATGCCAGCCTGAACTATGTCACGGACAACACGACTAACCACGGCCTGGTCAAGTTTACGAAAGTTCGATTCGGCGAGAACAACTCCTTTACCTTGAAGAATCTTGCCATCTACGACAGCACCTTGACGAACAACACCATCAAGATGTATCCATACAAGGAAGGGGACAACTACTACTTCTCCATCGACCTTGAAAACAACATCATCCGCAACACGAACCCGATAGAGTTCACCAGGATTGAGGAGATTGACGGCTGGTGGCAGGAAGACGTGTATGACATCATCCTTCGCTGGACCATTGTGAACAATGTGTTCCTCGGAAACGAAGAGGGCCTGCGCATGCGTTACTGGCAGAAGCGTGGTGGACAGCACTACAACAGGACATTCGTCAAGATGGCCCAAGGCGTCCACAGCATCACCTATGAAGGCAACGTGGGCAAGTGCCCGTCCGACAACATGCGTGGAACGACCGTAGCCGACAACAAGAACTACACGACGGAAACCTATAATGACAGCACTATTTACAAGTATTCTGGTTCATATAAGCGTTGCATGATGAACCCGGTTTCCTCTATTTGGTGGAACATAGGACCGATAGGCGGACCGAATACGATGATGAAGTACTACTCATGGGTGAACAGCCCGTATAACTCCGTCACCTATTCCATGTTCGTCCAGACGACATGGTTCAGCTATCCGAGGGCCCACGACGAGGTTGCAACTGACGGGGATTTCTTCCTGTTGGCAATTTGCACGTTCGGTGACTACATCCGCATTGTCCAGCAGGGCGACGGGGACAGGAATCAGGGCGTCGTGGCAAAGGTAATCTAGCATATTTTTATTGCGAGGTAAACAATGTCAGTCGCATATCTTTTTGACCCCGTGAAGCAATTTATCTCCCGCAATGGCGTTCCGCTTGCGGGAGGCTTTCTCAATGTCTTCGTAGGGGAATCGCAGGAACCAGCCGACACTTACAGCGACCCGGAAGGGACCGTGATGAACCCGAGGAACATTCCAATCGACTCGGCTGGCCGTGCCCTTGGAGTGTTTGTTGACGACACGAAACTGTATACGTTGAAGGCCTACAACTCGGGCGGCATGTTGCAGTTCAGCATCTACCCTGTCGCACCTGGAAAGGGCGGTGGCGGAAGCGGGAACTGCTATTACTGGCCAGGGGACGAGTACATCCATATCGACCAGGACGCAAGGGAAATCAGCCTGCAGAACATGAGGCAAATTTGCGGTGACGGTGATACGATTATCGACACCGATTCCGACGGAAAGGTAGTCTTTTCTGTGAACCCTGCACTTATCGGTAATGAAACTCATGTAGCCGCTGGCGAGCATACTACTGTTGACTTCGACAGCGACAACAACACTTACACCGTGAATGCAAATATGCAGGGCACGGAAACGATAGACGTAGATTCTGACGGAAAAATCAGCGGAAAGTACAGGGGTGGTTATGGCATCGAAATTTCTGGCGACAGGATTAGCAAGACGCATCACAGGCTTATTGCAACGAATAACGTGCAGTACACTTACTGCAAGGTTTTCGACTTTACCTGGCAATATATTTACGGACGTGGTCAATGCCGCTTCACTGCTACTCACTATGGTGGTTCCTTCGTAACCTTCTCCGTTACGGCCACTAGGGCCCTTGGAGCCAACTACACTGTTGCATGGCCATACGTTGTTGACGCAAGCGACGACATGGCAAAGTCCAGCGCCTTCATCGAGAAGCTTGAAATCCGTGAGTCGGGCAACCGCATCATCGGCTACCTTAAACTCAGGAACTTCTCCCAGAACCAGTTCTGGCTAGACTGGGAGGGTTCATCCAATGCTGGCATCCTCTCGTTCACGCCACAGCTTACGAACAGCCCTGAGGGTGAAATCGCATGGACAAGGACCGTTGACAATTATGACGTGTGGTACTCACAGGCAGATGCAGACAACACCTTCCAAAAACGGTTAACCGCAGGCCGCCATATTTCCATTGATTCCGACAATGTCATAAGTGGCGAAGGTGTCTTCGTGGCCGAGTACGGTACCACAACCTTCGCACAGGTGCAGGAGGCTCTCGCACAGGGAGACCATCTGGTAATGAGACTAAGCGAGGGAGTAGGGGCGGATTCATACGCCGCATACGGCGGTTTCAACGCATATCCAGACATGGACGAGTACTACTTCTATGCCCTCGCCAAGGGTGGCCAGAGGACCATCTACAGGCTGAACAACAGCACTGGATGGAGCACGTTCACTCCGAACGATGCCGAAGGCAGGGTGTTCATCGCAGAGTACAACGTCACGCAGTTCAGCACCATCGAGAACGCAATCAACAACGGCAGTTACGTGGTTACGAAGCGTGGTTCCCAGTACTACCCGATGATTCACAATTTCGACGCACGCATCATATTCAACAGCAAGGCAAACCTAGGCTGGAACACGGAGTCCTTCTGCGAGGTAGATAGCGACAACGTTTGGACGATGTACACCTCTGCAGCTCCGATTACGACGTTCGCCGAGCACGGTTCTACCACGCCTAGCGAGTCTTGGGAATACGTAAGCAAGACCGCCAGTTTCGAACTGGCCCAGAAGGGAGCCCATGGCGGCACGATGCAGCTAGGGGCAAAGATAGCAAACGGTGGCTGGTCAGGCAATTACAAGGTGTTCACCAGGCTCTACCATAATTCGACTCAGCCGTCGGCACCTGCAAGTGGAACGACAGAATTTGGCACTGCTAACCTAGTAGGAACCGAGTATGTACAGGTTGGTATCGTGCCGCAATATATGCTTCAAACTGGGACTCAGTGGACATACATCATTGAACTTACCTACTCAAACCAGCCGGGTCGTTCCGTTCGCTTCACAATTTCTGGCATCGGCTCCACGGACATCACATTCCTTGCGGAGGAGATAAGATGATGGAACTTCTTACACTTTTAGGCCCTGGCTTCCTTGCTCTTCTTACTGGAATCGGTGCATGGCTTAAAGGCCATTCCGAGGTTCAGAAGGTCAGGAAGGAACGTGAGGAAACAAAGAAGGAAAGGGACGAAAGCATCCAGAAGCTGTCCTGGGAAATCGGGCGCCTCAAAGAGGAGATGGGCTTGCAGAAGTCGCTGAATGACGACTTCCGCCAGCAATTCTCTACCCTGAATTCTACGATGACTGAAATCAAGACACTGGTAGAACTCCTGGTTGACAACAAGATTAAGAAAGGGGGCAACTAATGGCTCTTATCAAGAAAGACAATCATGTACTTTACGCTGGCTTTGACGTGGACATCACTAGCTCGGACGGAACAGTCCAGGCTGTTGAATATGCACCCGACAAGTTCGACCTTTCTGTCGCAGGAGCCCTTGCCGGAAAGCAGGACAAGCTAACTGCGGGTGAAGGCGTTTCGATTGATTCGGACGGTGTGATAACTGCCAATGGACAGAAGAACATCCACCGTCTTCTCAGGTGGTATACCAATGCAAGCGAGGCCGATGCACAGCACCCTGCTGGCGACTGGCTGCATGACCTTGATGCGGAAGACCCTGACGACCCGAGTGGCCACCCGATGGTCACTGCCGACCAGCTTTTCGAATGGTATGGCAAGGGCCAAATTTTCGACCTCTATGAAGTCGATGGAAGCAATGGCAAGGAAGGTTGGTCTGCTGTCTACCGCATGGTGACATGGCAAGACCAGTCTGATTGGTGGTCACAATTTGCACCTGTTCCCGGCAAGGCTTGCCGTCTTGAATTCTTCCGCATGGGCATGTACTCAACTCCTTACCGTGGCGGCCTTATTGCCTATATCAGGTATAAGGATGAACAGTACATGCGCTTGTACGAAATCATGCCTGGCCAGTCCATATGGATGGCCGAATATCAGGAGAAGTTGCCGCACTATGCTAGCGACTGGCATGCTGGTGACTACCTCAGGGTAAAGCCTGATGGCAGTGGCCTCGAATGGGTAAAGCTCAGTGGTGGTCAAGGCATCGATGTTGACAGCGATGGATACATCTACATCGACCCAACTATTGTGCAGCAGCTTCTTGTGGCAGGCTGGGGCATCCACATTGATTCGGACAACATAATCAGTGTTGACCCGAGCATCATCCAGGAATCTTTGACCCCTGGCCAAGGCATTAACATCTCGTCCGACGGTGTCATTTCCGTTGATTCCGATGCTCTTCCTGCGGGCCCCACGGGCCCAACGGGAGCTAACGGACGAGACGGACGAGACGGCCAAACGGGCCCGACTGGCCCGACTGGCCCGACAGGGGCCATTCCTTTCACGGTTCCTTTCGAGGCTGGTGAAGGCATACGGATGGAACTAGACTCCGATGGGGAGGACTTAAAGGTTATCATCTCCGTTGATTCGGATTCTATTCCAGCAGGACCAACGGGTCCAACAGGAGCTACTGGTGCAACAGGAGCCACTGGTGCAACGGGTGCGACAGGTCCACAAGGCCCTAAGGGTGACACGGGCGAATGGGGCGGAACCGTGCTTTTTGACGGTGAGGGAACAGGAGTTTCTACTGCTAATCTTTCCGAAAGCGTTTACAACTTTGAGAAGATTAGGATATACATAGGTGAATCTTCGGGGAATTACTTTCTTGAAGAAAAA